GACACGCTGGCCGAGATCGAAGCGGTGCTCCGGGAGGCCCTGGAGGACGAGTGACCCCCCACCCCCCCTGGCGCTCAGGCCCGGGCGTCACGGCGAGTAAGACCATTTTGCTCACCCGATACCCAAATTTGGAACTTTGCCCCCCGGGGGGTAGTATTATATGAATACCTCCCCTAGGGACTCCTAGATATATTTTTTATATATTGGATTTTTATTACAAATTTCGCCCGAAACAGGCGAAATGGAGTTGACCCTTGTCAAGGGGGGGCGTATGTTAAAATCAAGGAACTAGTTACATAGGTAACTACCTGTGAGAAAGGTAGCTACCTAATGTGGCTTACTTATTTTCCTTCGGAAAATAGAGATAAGAAAACTAGATAGCTTCCTTTTCTAGGTAACTTCCTTTCTCCCAGGTAGTTACCTCTTTTTTTAGGGGGAGGGTGCTTCTTGACTGACCTAGGTGGGATAGTAGAGAGCCACAAAGTAGTTCTTGACTCCTATCGTAGTGTTAGTGGGCGTTCTCAGGCAGACAAGCTCTGGATGGAGTGGGATTCCGACTGGGATCACGGGGCCAACTGGAGTGTTCTTCCGGTGTACATATCGGAGAAGCTAGCCAGGGATCGTTATGGGGATGGCCTCGACTACGATTTTGTGGTGACGATGCTGTCGAGTGTGTGGACGAAGCTATGGCTTCTTCTGATGAAGCATTTCACGCCTGATAATCTAGCTTTGGTGGCGTTCTCCAAGCTGGGGCCGAACCAAGAGTTGAAGCCTCACAAGCATGAGAACCGCGGGCATCTGATTTTTCACATGGGCGTTGATATTCCCAAGGGGGATGTCGGTCTTCAGACTTCTTACGGGAAGCATGTCTGGGAGAATCCCACTGATTGGGTTTTGTTCGATGACAACTACACGCACAGTGCATGGAATCGAACAGATCGGGACCGTGTTGTCTTCTACATCGACTTCATTCCGTGACCGCGTCAATAGATAGATACCTCGACAGGCTGGATGAGCTTGACGAGGATACGCAAGCGAGGGTCAAGGCACTGACTCGCCACTTGGGTGAGTTGGCTGGACGAAGGAAGTCGGAAGATGACTTCATTCACTTCGTGAAGCAGGTGTGGCCAGCCTTCATTGAGGGGCACCATCATCGTTTGATGGCGGATGCCTTCAAGAAGGTGGCCCAGGGGGGATCGAAGAGGCTGATTGTCAACATGCCTCCTCGTCACACCAAGAGCGAGTTCGCGAGCTACTTGCTTCCGGCTTGGTTTTTGGGGCAATTCCCCAGTAAAAAAGTTATTCAGACCGCGCACACTGCCGAGCTAGCTGTCGGTTTCGGTCGCAAGGTGCGCAACCTAGTAGGCAGCGCCGGGTATCAAGGCATTTTCCCCGGATTGGGTCTCCAGCAGGACTCCAAGGCCGCGGGACGATGGAATACCAGCGCGGGCGGTGAATACTTCGCTATTGGCGTAGGTGGAGCCGTCACGGGCAAAGGCGCTGACCTACTAATTATTGACGATCCCCACTCCGAACAGGAAGGTCAAAGCATTGACCCGGGGGTATTCGACAGGGTGTACGAATGGTACACCTCAGGACCCAGGCAGCGCCTCCAACCGGGGGGTGCCATCGTGATCGTTATGACTCGGTGGCACAAAAGGGACCTGACAGGGCAGATTTTGAAGTCCTCGGTCCAAAGAAAGGGCATGGATGAGTGGGAAGTGATCGAACTTCCGGCCATCCTCCCCTCAGGCAACCCACTTTGGCCCGGATTCTGGTCACTTTTGGAACTGGAGAAGCTCAAAGCGGAGCTTCCGGTCTCAAAGTGGTCTGCCCAGTACCAGCAAGATCCCACCTCGGAAGAGGGGGCGATTGTAAAGCGGGAATGGTGGTCTCTTTGGGAAGAGAAGGAGCCGCCGAAGTGCGAGTTCATCATTCAGTCCTGGGATACGGCGTTTCTCAAGTCAGAACGGGCCGATTACTCGGCATGTACGACGTGGGGCGTCTTCTACAAGGAAGGGGTGGACGGCAAAAGGACGGCGAACATCGTATTGATCGACGCCATGAAGGAAAGACTTGAATTTCCTGCGCTGAAGAAAACTGCCCACGAGCAGTGGAAGCGCTGGAAACCGGATGCGTTCATAGTCGAGGGCAAAGCGGCGGGCATGCCCCTCATTTTTGAACTGCGAGCGATGGGGATTCCAGTTCAAGAGTACACCCCCTCGCGGGGGAACGACAAGATCGCTCGCGTCAACGCGGTAGCCGATCTGTTCGCATCCGGCATCGTATGGCGACCTGAACGCAGGTTCGCTGAAGAGGTTGTGGAAGAATTTGCTTCGTTTCCGTCCGGGGATCATGACGATCTCGTAGATTCATCCACCCAAGCCCTACTGAGGTTCAGGCAGGGTGGGTTTATTCCACTAAGTAGTGACGAGGAGCAAGAAAAAATGCGTCCCATTAAGGCGGACTACTACTAGTGGCAAGCAAAAAGAAGAAATACGAGTGGGATGAGAACGACCGCTTGGCAATGGATGAGATCAAGAGACACGAGGGTGCAAAGTGGGTTAGGCAGGACGAGGATGGCAACTGGGTTGTTACATCCAACACCTACGACCCGCGTGGAGGCACCCACCTCACGACGTATGAAGATACCAAGGGGAATCTTACGACCGGGTTTGGCAGGCGGATTTGGCCCGGCGAGAATTTCCCGAAATATATGACGCCCGAGGAGGCCGATAGTCTTTTTGAAGAGGACTACGCAAGGCACAAGGAAGGGGCGTCTCGGCAACCGGGTTGGGACAAGGCCACCCCCCGTCAGAAGAGAGGTCTTACCAGCCTTGCCTACAACATGGGTATTAACTGGTGGAGGCCGGGCAATAAAGGCGGTTGGAAAGAAACCCCCGATGCGATTGCGGCGGGCGACTTCGGAAAAGCCGCCGAAGGTCTTCAAGGAAGCGGATGGTTTGATGAGATTGGCGGAAACAAGTTTCTCCGTGGAGAGAAGGCGTCAAATAGGGGGCCAGAGATCATAGACCTCCTCACCCCTGTAGAAGAAGAGCGCAGGGTTGCCCGTAGATACCGGGGTGGCGGACTTATTCGTGACGCTTACGGAAGGCGGTTGATATGAAATTTGGAAGAAGGGGATTGTAATGGGGGCAGGAGGAGGAAGACCTGTTAGCACGCCGAATGTTGGTCAAATGGGCCAGCAGGGTGCAGATATGTCTATGGACATGTTCACCCCCCCTGCTCAGCCTACCCAACCCACCCATCAAATGGGTGTAGGGGGGGCGACACCTATCCAGCCTGCTCCGGGTGGGAGAGACCCGGCATTACTTCAACGCTGGAATGAAGCTCTGACCCAATCCGAACGACCCTGGGATCAGGGAGGTAGGGAAGCATACGAGCAAGTAATGATGCCGCTTCCTCCCGGGCCAGCATACGAACCAGAGCGCCAACGACAGCAGGAACTGCAGCGTCAGGCCATTAGCCAAGGAGTGATTGGTCATCCAACCGCCGCGGGACCCCCCAATCCCTCGCCGGGTGCGCCGGGTGCGCAGGCGGATCAGGCGGCGCAGGCTGCATCGAATTTTCTGGGGCCAGCTAACACACAGGCCGGTCAGCCTATTGGCCAGCGCGGTGTGGACTGGATTGGGCAAATGAAACGTGGCTGGATACAGGATGGGAGCTATACCGTGCCGGGGAGTGGTCTAGGTGCTCTGCAGCGACGACTATTAGGCAGAGGAGGGGGTGGTGACGCGATCCAGAGCGCGCAGCTTCTCGGTGCGGAATCTAACCAACCATTAGGCAGAGGCCGTCAACCGCTTCCCGCGTATAGCCAATATCAGTTCCCGTCTCAAACGCAGCCGATGTACAACCCCTACCAGAATATGCCCCGGCAGCCTCCCTGGCAAAGACCGCCGACAATTCCCCGCGGAGGCTGGGGCAGCGGTGCAATGAATGACTTCCGGTCTGGGAATAATATATTTTCACAGCGAGCCCGAGCACAGGCGGAGGCGGATCGGCGGAGGCAGGAGGTCGCCGACCGCGGTGGCTATGCCCCTCGACCGTTTGACCCTCGTCGGCCCTCACCGGGTCCCCCCCGCATGCCGGGGAATGACCAGATGATGATGAGTAGCTGGCGGCCCAACTCAGGATGGACGAATGCGCCGGGTCAGTTTGTCGGAAATGTCGGCGGCCCCCAGATGCCGCCCGGCTTCCCTCGGCAAGGAGCCTATGCTCCTCCGTGGGGTAATCCTGGGAATCAAGGACCCTACAACCAGGGGCCTCTAGGCAGACCGGCAGGATATGGGACCCCGGGAGCGTGGTTCCATGGAGGCACTCCCGGTAGCCAGTACAGCCCCTACGGAAGGGTTTATGGCCCCGGTGATCAAACCTTCTCCCAGCAAATAGGCGGTAGGGCAGGGATGGGTGGAAACCGGGCTCCGAATGTATCGAGCCGGTGGAACCAAGCGCAGATGGCCTTCAACCAGGGAGGGCGCGGTGGGTTCGACTACAATCAGGGACAGGGCAGGTTGCAGCCCTTTGGCCAGAGGGGCCTAGCGTGGCAATAGATAAGGCCCTTACGGAAAGCCCTCTTGGGGCCTCTAATTTCTTGGGGGATCGAGAGGATATTGAGATCGAGGTGGTTAACCCCGAGTCAGTATCCATCGCCACTGAAGATGGCGGTGTCCTTATCGACTTTGATCCCAATGCCTTGGAAGAGGACGTTGAGTTTGGAGCGAACTTGGCTGAGCATATGGAGGATGATGTCCTTCAGAGACTTGCCAGCACGCTAACCGGGGACTACGAAGGCGACCGCTCTAGCCGGAAAGACTGGGAAGAGACCTACACGAAGGGACTGAAGCAGCTTGGCCTGAAGATTGAGGAGAGGACATCACCCTGGGAGGGGGCGTGTGGTGTGACCCACCCCATCCTTTCGGAGGCGGTGGTCCGATTCCAAAGTCAGGCGATTGGGGAGATATTCCCTGCCGGGGGTCCTGTCCGAACGAAGATTGTCGGCAAGATGACTGCCGAAAAGACGCATCAGGCGCACCGGATTCAGGACTATATGAACTACCTCGTTACTGAGGTGATGAGGGAGTATCGCCCGGAAACCGAGAAGCTTCTCTTTAGCTTGCCATTGGCAGGTTCCGCTTTCAGGAAAATATATTGGGACCCGAGCATGGGCCGCCCGTGTGCGATGTTTGTTCCGTCCGAAGACCTTGTTGTTTCTTACGGTGCCCCGTCTCTCGAAACCTGCGAGCGAGCCACGCATGTGATGAAGCGGACCCGCAACGAGGTCCGAAAGCTACAGGTGGCTGGCTTCTACCGGGATGTTGAACTCGGTGATCCGGTCCCCGGCTCTGGGGATGTAAAGAAAGAGTACGGAAAGCTGACCGGGGAAGAGGAATCCTACGATTCCGACAGCCGATTCACCCTTCTTGAGATGCACGTTGACCTAGACCTTGAGGGATTTGAAGATGAGCAGGACGGGGAAGAGACGGGAATTGCCCTTCCCTATGTGGTGACAATCGAGCGTAGTAAAGATGAGATCCTTTCCATCCGCAGGAATTGGTTTGAGGATGACGAAAAGAAGCTACGACGCCAGCACTTTGTTCACTACGAATATATTCCCGGGGTTGGGTTTTATGGCTTTGGTTTGATCCACATGATTGGGGGCCTAGCGAAGTCGGCCACGTCCCTGCTTCGGCAGCTAGTGGATGCGGGGACTCTTTCAAACCTGCCCGGAGGGTTGAAGTCTCGCGGGCTTCGGATCAAGGGGGATGAGACCCCGATCTCTCCTGGGGAGTTTAGAGATGTTGACATTGCTGGAGGCGCAATACGCGACAACATTACATTTCTACCTTACAAGGAGCCTTCAAATGTTCTCTACCAGTTGCTTGGGAACATTGTTGAGGAAGGTAGGCGTTTTGCCTCACTGACAGACATGAAGATTAGCGACATGAACCAGCAGGCTCCTGTTGGTACAACGCTCGCTTTGATTGAAAGGTCGATGAAGGTCATGGCTGCGATTCAAGCGCGGCTGCATTCTTCGATGCGGAGGGAGTTTGAGATTCTCTCCAATATCGTGAGGGACAATGCTCCCCACGAATACCCCTACGATCTGGCCGGGGACGAGATGATGAAGCCGGATGATTTCGATGATCGGATTGATGTGATTCCGGTTTCTGATCCGAACTCAGCGACGATGGCCCAGCGCATCATGCAGTACCAAGCAGCGCTGCAACTCGCTGGCACGGCACCGCAGATGTACAACATGCCCCAATTGCACCGCCAGATGCTTGAGGTTTTAGGGATTCCCGACCCGGACAGGATCGTTCCGTTAGAGGATGATGTTCCGGTCAAAGACCCTGTCTCTGAAAACATGGCAATTCTTACCGGCGAGCCGGTGAAGGCGTTCCTCTGGCAGGATCACGAGGCTCACATTTCAACGCATATGGGAGCGCAGCAGGACCCGAAGATTATGGAACTCCTGTCTCAGGCCCCGGATGCAGCCTCGATCCAGGGAGCTTTGATGTCCCATGTGACTGAGCACCTAGCGTTCCAGTATCGAAAGCAGATTGAGTCTCAGCTTGGCGTGCCGTTGCCGCCCCCTGACGAGCCCATCCCGGACCAAGTCGAGGTGGAGCTTTCCAAGATGGTGGCTGATGCCGCCCAGAAGCTGCTTCAGCAGCAGCAAGCGCAACAGCAGCAAGCGGAAGCCCAGGCTCAGGCAGAGGACCCGATCATTCAGATGCGCCAGCAGGAGCTTCAGATTCGCCAGCAGGAGGCTCAAGCCAAGATCGAGGCGGCCCAGTCGAAGGCACAGTTGGATCAGGCCAAGATTGAGATGGATAAGGCCAAGATGGAAATTGCGATGCTCAAGACGATGGACGATTCGATCATGGCCAATCAGAAGATGGAGTCCAATGAGCGCATTGAGGGGGCCAAGATGGCTTCCCAGTTGGTGTCCGATCTGATCGAATCGGACAACAAGGAACTGGACCGCACGTCCCAGCAAGTACTAGCTGGTGCGGATCTAGCCAAGACAGTGGCTGACGATCTTTTGCGTGGCGAAATCGATATCGCCCGCGAGAGGGAGCGCGCAAAAAATGAACGTGCTCGCGAAAGTGAAATCAAAAAACGGATAGAAGAGGAGTAGTTTGTGACACCGGAAGAACCTTGGCACGCCATGTACCTTGCACGACTTGCAGAGATGCGGTCGCAATACATTGTACATGTCGCAAACGGTCAAGCGCCTGATTATTCTGAGTACAAGAAAATCTGTGGAGCAGTAGAAGGTATCTCCATGTGTGAGCGTGAGTTCAAAGAACTCATTGCGCGGATGGAGGGTAATGAGGCTGAAGGGGGAGGATTTACGGATCTTGAAGCCCCCGATGGAGCTACTCAATAAATCGCCATTTGGCGCAACTAGGGCAACTGCGGTGCCTTTAAGCCGCAAGCAGAGGAAATCATGGCAGAAGCCATTCAATACAGCAGTGATGAGCCGCGAAAGGCGAAGAAGCTGCCGGAGCCCACAGGGTTCAGGTTGTTGATCGCACTACCGGAAGTCGAGGAGACTACGGCAGGCGGCATTTATGTTCCCGATGAGAGGCGTGACGCAGAATCCGTTGCGAGTATCGTTGGGTTCGTGATCAAGTCAGGGCCTGATGCATACAAGGATGAGAGTCGGTTTCCGAACGGTCCTTGGTGTATGGAAGGTGATTGGATCGTGATGCGCGCATATTCAGGAACGCGCCTCCGTGTCCATGGGAAAGAGTTTCGGATTATCAACGATGACTCGGTTGAGGCTGTTGTCGAAGATCCGAGGGGGGTAGCCAGGGTATGAGTGCTCCCCTAGACGATCTGATGGGCAATTCATTAACGGAGCCGATTTCGGACATGTCCGAGGATAGTCCTGATGTAGAGGTCAGCGTTGTTGATGATCGGCCCGAGGAGGATCAAGTTGCTCCTCGTGACGACGAGAGGGCTAAGGGCTTTGATCCTGACGAGGAAATTGCTGACATAGGAGGTCGGGCTGGCAAGAGGATCAAGCAGCTTCGATACGAGTATCACGAGCAGCGGCGCAACAAAGAGGCTGCTGAGCGGATGCGAGAGGAGGCGGTGGGTTATGCACAAAATATGGCCCATCAAAATGCCCAGCTTCGCGAGTTGCTTGAGCGGGGAGAGAAGGTTCTCCTTTCTGAAATAAAGGCGCGCACGGAAGCGGACCTAAGAAAGGCGAGAGACGGTTACAAGTCGGCTTACGAGGAGGGTGATTCCGATGCGATTCTTAAAGCTCAAGAAGAACTGAATCGTAGTCAGATTGATCGCCGTGCTGCAGATGGGTACCAACCGTTGGCTGCCGAGCCTGCTGTGGGTGCTTGGGATCAGCAGCAAGCTGCCTATCAACAGCAGCAGTACATGCAGGCTCAGCAGGCTCAGCAGCCCCAGCAAGCTCCTGATCCGAAGTTGCAAGGTTGGTTGAAGGAAAACCCCTGGTTTGGAGAGGATGCAGAGATGACATCCTTTGCTTACGGGGTTCACGAGAAGCTT